GGACATGTTATTCTAGGTGCAGTTCATAATCATCTACATGTTTGGTTTTTATTAACAGGTTCAGTTATTATAAATAACAATGGTGAAAAGATAGAGCACATAGCTCCTTGCTATACTGTATCAGAACCTGGTTCACAAAGAATTATTTTAGCTTTAGAAGATTCTATATTTGTAAATGTTCATAAGAATCCTACAAATACAAAAGATATAGCTGAATTAGAAAAAGAAATAGTCTCTATGACAAAGGAAGAATACAATAATAAATATAAATAATATGAGTTTTTTATTAGGATCCGCAGCAATAAGTGCGGGTACAAGCATACTCGGTGGTATCATTGGTGGTGGTAAAGCTAGAAGAGCAAGGCGAAGAGCTGCTAAGAAATTAAAAGCTATGAATGCTAAAATGGCGCAATTAGAAGCTAATAGACAGGAGATCATAAACCCTTATGAGGATTCTACTAATTTAAGTAGTATGATGAGTAATCCTATGGCTAATCTTGCTGTAGCTACTCAAGCCACTGAAATGCAAATGGAGGAAACTGATCAAGCACTAGCTAACACACTAGATACTATAAGACAAACTGGTGGTGGAGCTGGTAGTGCTACGGCTTTAGCTCAAGCTGCTTTACAATCTAAAAAAGGTATTTCTGCTAGTATTGAAGCACAAGAAAAATCTAATGAAATGGCTAAGCAGCAAGGAGAACAAAGACTTCAAGATGCAAAAATAGCTGAAGAAAAGAGAATGCAAGGCCTTGACGCTGCAGGAAAACAATTTGTTTATCAACAAAGAGAAGGTAGAGAAATGATGCAATTAAATAGGTTACAATCTCAAATAGATAATATGCAGGGTATTAAAGCTCAGGCAGAAAGAGATCAAACATCTGCATTAACTGGGGCAATATCTGGAGTAGCAGGTGCTGCTAGTTCGTATTTTGGATCAAAAGGATAAAAATATAGGAAATGGAAAATAAAAATATACAAACAAATTTATTGATAAAACAAATGTTGCAAAGCGACAACATGGCTTATGTTCCTGGTTATTTAAGTTCTAGAGTAAATATTGATTATGGTGTTTTAAACAAAGCTTATCAAAATACAGGTAAAATATACGCTAAACTAAAAGCTGAGCTAGAAAGAGGAACATGCGGTGATTGTATTATAGAGAACAAAATGTTACTACAGTTAGAAGCAGCACCACAAGTTTCCCTTGATTTTTTATCCAATGTAATGGGTGAATTACAAGTTGTAGAAACTGGTAATTATGATCCTAATAATTATTATGGATTCATGGTTGCTAATTGTATTATTTCTAAAAAACCAGGATTTTCTAAAACAGATGGTTATGATATTAGTTTAACTTTACTAGACAATGGAGCACAAGAATTAGTTTTTAGTGGTCCTTTACTTGAAGAACCTTTAGTAATAAACAGTGCTGCTTTGCAAAGTTTGTTAGATGCTGATACATCTATGGTGGTTGAAACACCAGATATTAATAAAGGTATGACAGAATTACTAGTTCAATCTGGATTATTTATGCCAGAAGATGTTGGTGAAGATGGTCAATTATCTGCTAGTGCAAAAATATCAGAGGAATTTATTTTAAAATTTAATGGTGAACCTGATTATGAAATAATTGATATTGGTGGGGGAAAAGGTAGAAACATATTGCAATATGATATGGATAAAATAGAAAGAAAATTACAACCTTTTATAAACGCAGAGGTTGCAGGTATATTATCAGCAGAACAAGAAGCAGTTGCAGCATGGAATGTTTACCTAGCTAAACAAACTAGTTTAGAAGAAGACGATCAAATGGTAGAAGATGCTAACGCTGGAGATCAATCATGGTATTATGAAATAGATTTACCATTACATCAAGATAAAAAAATTCTATTTGGAGAAAGATATAAAGCGTTTTTTATTAAAAACTATTTAAAACAATTCTTAACAAATAAGTTACCAAGCGTAGAAGAAGACGCTGCAGTGTTTGATATGCAAGATGGTATTAGAGCGAAAGCAGCTAAAATAATGGGCGATAACTAATAAAATTAAATTAAATGACTAAAGATCAATATATAGAAAGTTTAGTTGCACAAGGTGGTTTGAGTAGTAAGGAAATGTATGCTATGACCAAGGAGTGGGAAGCTAAAAATAAACCTCAAGAAAAAGTAAAGAGCAACGATCCTGCTGTAGAAGCGGAGACCAATGTGGGATCAGAAAACAATACGGTCTCAGAATCGGAAAGTGGTTCATCGGAGCCACTTATAATGCCGGACACTGTAGTAACAAAAGGGGATAAAGACTTTAAATTCACTATAGATCCAGAAACAAATCAACCTGTATATTATAGTAAACCAGCAGGTGATAAGGATGTAGATTGGACGGTAGCAGATAAAGAAGATGATAGAGGGTTATTAGAAAAAGCATCGATAGCATATCACTTTGGACACTCTGACATGAGTGAGGAGAAAGTTAAAGAATATGAAGATCATTTTAAAGCTCAAGAAGAATTTAAGAAAAAAAAGAAAGAAGCATTAATACAATACGCAGAAGATGAGAAAAAAGGCTGGTATGGTATGCTAGCTGAAGGTAGAATAGGTGAAGGTATTTCTAGACTCGCGGGTGAAACTATAGAACTAGGAATAGATGCGATAGATTTTGCCACTGATAGATTTATAGATGTAACATTAGAACCAATAGCAGGAGCTTTAGATGCTATGGGTATAATGGATTTTAGTGATTATGAAGATGATTCTTTTGTTGGTGTTAGCTTTGATAATATTATTAATGATACAGTAGCAGAATTTGTATTAGGTGACGCTGCTTACACAGGTCAAAAGGATGCGTTGGGTAATGTAAAAGGTAAGTATGATTTTGGTGAAGAAGTAGGTGATCTTGTAGAGTCCGGAGTATTAAGCATTGGTGCTGCTATGATGGCAACACCACAATTACTAGCTGATACTAAAAAAATGATTGGAGATAGTTTAGGTATTACTTTACCTCCAGGTGCTCAAGAAATTATTAACTCTCCATTAATGGCAGCTACAATGCCTGGTTTAAGTACTTTAAATGCTTTAACTCAAAAAGATTTAGTTGAAAAAGGTGAAGAAGCCTATAATGTATTTAGTAAAAAAGCTGAACTGTTGAATATGACGTTAGCTGATTTTGGAGATGTAGGTATGTCTGAAATGATGGGTGATGCTTTTACAGGTGGTGATGATGGTGATTATGATTTAAAGAAAAGAATAGGATCTTTTGTTGCTGGTAGTACTAGAATTACAGCGTCAGCTTTAGGATCACTACCTTCAGTAGCTCAATCAATGATACCATATGTAGGTATTGCTTCTATTGTAGTTGGTGAAGCAGCTAGAACTAACATGGAAAGCAAACAAGATGGAAGACCTTTAGATTGGGCTCGATTAGGCCATGCATATGTTACTGGTGCTTCTGAAGGTTTATTAGAACTTGTTACTAAGAAAATTGGTTCTGGTATGCTTAAATCATTAAGAGGTGGTACTAAAGAAGTAGTTGAGCAAACTTTAAAACAATACGGTGTTAAAGTAATGAAAGAGTTTGGACAAGAAGGTTTATCAGAGGTTGGAACATTACTTATAAATCAAGTTGCAGATGCTGTATATAAAGATGAGGTAACTGAGTATTTCCCTAAATTTGGCGAACTAATTGATACCTTCTTAATTGGTGGTGTTATGGGTGGTGGTATGTCTGCTACAGGTGTTGGTGGACAAATATTAAGAAACACTATTGCAAGAAAAAATATTAAAGGAAAGTTAAATTCAGCTGGTTTTAATAAAATCCACAGCATGTTTGATTCAATTAATCCTTTGTCAGAGGGTGGATTATCACAAGAAATAGGTAGTGGTATGGAAGATTCAACATCTAAAAGACAAAGACTAGAAGATACAAAAAGAATTAAACAGGTTGATGATATAAAAAAGAAACCGTCTAAAACAGAAATAGAACAAACCCAACAAACAGCTCAACAAGACGCGATGGAAAATGCTGTAAGAGAAAATACAGCTGATAATATTAAAGAACAGAATGTAGCTGAAACTGTTAGTATTAAAGATGGTAAACCCGTAACTGAATTAACAGTTGATGAAAAAGCCGATGCAGCTTATGATGTACTTACAAATCCTTCAACTGAAATGTTCTTAAACACGGAATTAAAAAGAGAAGTTGAAGCTGGTAATATGACTACTACTAAAGCTGATGAAATAAAAGCTAATTTTAAAGCTCAACAAGGTGCTGCTAATAGGATGCAGGGATTGGGTTATACCGGTCAGCAAAGACAACAGGCTATTGGTTTAGTGGCTGAAAAAGAAAATTTACAAAAGAAAGTAGACGAAGGTGATAAAGCTTTAACAAAAACAGAACAAGCTAGAATAGAGGAAATTAATAATGAATTAGCTTCTATTCCTAGATCCGCAGAGCAACAGGCTAATATAGATAAGCAAGTAGAAAAAGATATAGAGTTTACTGAAAAATTCGGTAATGTTGGTAAGAAAGATGGAGAGTTTGAAGGTGCTGTTGGTGAAAACAAAGCTGTACAAGTATTTGAAACAACCCAAGAATTTGAACAACTTGCTAAAGATAATAATATAAATGTAGATGAAACTGTAGATGGATTTGTATTACCTAATGGTCAAATATTCTTGAATAAGCAAAAAATGAGAGAAGCTGGAGCTATAGGTGTTGGTAGACATGAGTTACTACATAAAATACTTAAGCAACAGTTTAGTGGACCAAATGGTGAAAAACTAAAAAATGAGTTCTTAAAAATATTACAAGAAACAGATCCTCAAGGTTATGCTTTATTAATGGATAAAATGAAGCTATATTCAGAACAAGAGTTGAAAAATGCTCCTGATGAATATCTAGCAAATTATGCTTCATTATTAATGGAAGGCGCAATACCATTAGAAACCTTTGAGACTAAACCATCTTTAATAGAAAGATTAAGTAATTTCTTTTCTAGTATATTTGCTGACGCGGCTAATGAAAATCCAGCAGGACCTAATGTTAAAGCTAGTGATATAGGATTTAAAAGTGGACAAGATTTATATGACTTTGTTAAAGGATATGTAAAAGATTCTGAGTCAGGTGTATTATCTGATAGAGCACAACAGTTAGCTGAAAAAGGAGTTGAAGGAACTGGGGAAATAGCTAAGAAAGCTAATTTACGTAAACCTTCTAAATCTAAAAAGGTAGTTAGTAAAGCTAGACAAGCAGAATTAGAGACATTAACACCTAATCAAAGGTTGGCATTAGAAGGTAAAGGACCATTAACAATGATTAGAGATGCTGATGGAAAATTAGTTATGGATTATGGACCTATTGCGGAAACTTTAGATAGAAGAAAATCACCATATAGAAATGTTAAAGGTCGATCTGGAATTCCTAAGTTTTCAAAAACTCAAAAAGCAACACCACTTGAAGCTATAAACGATTTAATACCAGCTAATATAAAAACCAAAGAACAGTTTGACGCGTTTATGCGTGATAATAAAACAGCTCTACCAATTGCAAGTGCTTTATTACCTGGTGGAGTTATAAATAATTATATAAGATCTAGAGAAACTAGTAGAGAGCAAGGTGATAAAATGATTGATGAAATGTACGAACGTATATTTAACTTCAATCCTGAAGCAACAAGAGCTGATGGCACTATAGTTGGTCCTAAAGGTTTTGGTGAATCAATATTTGCTAATACTAGATTTGCTAAAATGGTAGCAAATAAAGCCTTAGCAGAAAAAAGTGAAAAACAGAAGCAAGAAAAACGTATTGATAGTAAAGAGGCGAAAGAAGTAGCTGATGATACTAAAGAAACAAAAATTAAAGATGATAAGCTAGCTAAAAAACCTAGTGAAACAACTAATTTAGGTAAAGAAACTGAAGCTGAAATAACTAAAGCTGTTAATAAATGGGCTAAAACTATAGAAGGTGATATTGGTTTTGCAGAAACAAGAAACATACCTCAAGCAGTAGCGGAAATATATGGTAAAATGTTTGGTTTTAATCCTGAAACTTTAGTTGATAAGAAAAGAAACTTTCAAAAAACTGATGCAAGAGGTTTAACTAAAGCAAAACAATTTTTAATTAAAAATGCTCAATCAGATCATTCTCGTATGGTAGAACTTAAGAATGATATGGGTAAAGGTACATTTGTACCTAATAATGTAAAAAACGCTTTATTTAAAGATGGTAAATTTACAGGTACATTAAAGCAATACTTAGATCTTATTAATGAAAAAGCAACAAAACCAATATATAGAGATAGAACTGCACAAACTATTAAAGGTTTATTAGCTTTACATATTAGAAATCGTATGCTTGAAACAGCACAACCAGTGCAAGGAAAGCGAGTACAATCTGGTGCTAAGTTTGCAAAATCGAAAATAGACAATAATAGTTTGTTAGATACACTAACACAAAGTGGTATTGATACCATGATGAAATCTATGGGTGAAAGCTATACAACTATTAACAAAAGCAATAGAAAAGCTTTCCAAACAAAGATTGAAAATTCAATTAAAGAAAGTGGAATGCCATTAAGCATGTTCAACTTACTAAAAATGGGTAATTTTGGTAGGAAAAGAGTTTATGGTAATAACAATAAAAAATATACAACAAAACTCCAAGCAAAAGCTGCAGGAATTAAAAATCCAAAAACTTATTTTGAGAAACAAGATGGAACATATGTAGAAAAAGGCAAGCCTGGATCTAATCCTAAAGATAGTAATCAATGGGTTGCAGCTGTTGGAAATCCATACTATGGTCAAAGTGATCCAGCTTATAAAGACGCTAAAAAGTTAGCTGAAGCCAATGATAGTAAATATCCTAAAGACAAATTAGATAATCTTATTGCGGCTAAAAGAATAGAAATACCTTTTGTTAAGGATAAAAATGGAAAACAAATACCTAGAAAATTAACTTTACAAGAAAAAGCAGACAACAAGATCCAAGAAGAAATTAACATGGATGCTTTAATGGATTTTATAGATCTACTAAATAAAAAGAAAGATGGTAAACTTGTAATTCCATTAGAAGTTGCGGGCATGTTTGTAGCACAATCTTACCAAGCTACAACAGGACTTATGAAAATAGCAGCTCCATTTGTTGGTGTATCTGAAAGATTTATAAGAGCTAAAGGTATTAATCCTTCAACAGGAAAACCCGTTAAACAAGCTCAAAGAAAAGAATCTTTTATAGAAGAACATAGTCCACCTGTTAATGTTATTGGAGCAGCTATATTATGGGGATTAAAAAATGGTGGACTGGGTAGAATAAAACAAGGTATTAAAGATAACTTTATTCAAGTACAATTATCTAACAATGCAGATTTAAAAATAGATAAAGCTAAACTTGATGCTAACCTGCCTGAAGGAGTTAGTATACTTACTCCAAACGCTGGTATAATAAGATTAGCAGCTGCTGGAATAAATACAAACACTATAGTTGATTTAAATACTGGTAAATCACTAGCGGATAAAGCTGGTTTACCTTTACCTCAAGAATTAAGATCTAATGCTAGCGCGGTTAATTATCAAAATAGATTATTAGTAGACGCAAGTGCCTTACAATCAGATCCTAAAAACGAAGCTAAGTTTTTAGATAAACCTATAATGACTTTAGAAAAAGCTAAAGGAAATTTAAAAGTCAGTAGACCAGTTCAAAAATTAAAACAAGAAGCTGTTGACAAAGGTGTTAAGGATGTTGGTGATCAAATATTTAGTAGAACTCAAGATGCTCAACAAAGAAAAGACACAATGCTTAATTCTTTTGAAACCAGAATTAGAGCAAGTAGATCTAATCCTAAGAAAAAAGGTATTAGTGTTTTTGATTTTGATGATACATTAGCTAGAACAAAAGAAAAAGTTATTGTTAACATGATTGATGGTACTACTAAAGAAATATCCGCTGCAGAGTTTGCTAAACAAGCTGGTGTTCTTACAGCGCAAGGTGCTGAGTTTGATTTTAGTAACTTTGAAAATGTAGCTAAAGGAACTAAAGAAGGACCATTAGCTGATCTTGCTAGAAAACG